CTATGCCTGCTGGCTGAAGGGCTGATGACGATCCCAGGGCTGCGCCTGATTCAGGTGAACACTGATGGGTTGACTGTGCGGGTGCCGCGCAACATGAAGGTGATGGTCGATATGGTCCGCGCTGCTTGGCAAGAGCGCACCGGCTTGAACCTCGAAGAGGTGGTCTACAGGGCCATGATGATCCGAGATGTGAACAACTACATAGCGATCTACGAGGATGGTGGTACCAAGCGCAAGGGTGCTTACGAGTGGAAGGTGGGCTGGCACCAAAACGCCGGCGGTCTGGTGATTCCCAAGGTGGCCGAGAAGGTGCTGGTCGAGGGCGCACCGATCCGACAGACCGTGAGGCAATGGCCAGACATCATGGACTTCATGTTGCGCACCAAGGTACCGCGCAGCAGTTACCTGGCAATCGAGTGGGGTGATCAGCAGCCTCAGCAGTTGCAGAACACCACTCGATACTATGTCGCCGAGGGTGGTGGTCGATTGTTCAAGTGGATGCCTCCGCTCAAGGGCAAGCAGGAGTGGCGCAAGATTGGCGTAGAGAGTGGCTGGGGGGTTCAGCCGTGCAACGACATTCGTGATGCCGGTCGACTCCCGATTGACTTTGATTACTACATAAGAGAGGTTGAAAAACTATGTCTGGGAATAGCGTGAGTCTTTGTGACGATTGTGAAACGGTAGAATGTTGCATGAGTAATGGGTGTCGTGTTCCTATAATACAGCCATGTGATATTCGAGAAGTGTCACATAAAGAACGGGAAGATTGGAAAATGAGGGGGGCATTGACGCAGCAGGTTGCGGGCACCCATTACAGAGATATGGTGATCCAGCCGGTGGAGTATGTTCACGCCAATGGTCTTGGGTATTTCGAGGGGAACGTAATCAAATATGTCAGTAGATGGCGCAAGAAGGGAGGTCTTTCCGATCTAGAGAAAGCAAAGCATTACGTTGAAATCCTGATTGAGCTGGAGAGCAGTCGTGTTGGAAAAGCAGATTGAAGCAAAGGTCTGCGAGTACGCCAAGACCAAGGGTGCACTGGTCTACAAGTTCACCAGCCCAGCCCGTGCCGCCGTGCCCGACCGCCTGTTCATTGCACCAGATGGGCGCATGTGGTTCTGCGAGTTCAAACGAGGTGGTCAAAAGCCCACGGCGGCACAGGATCGGGAGCATCACAGGTTGCGTGGACACAGGGTGACTGTGTTCGTGGTAGACAACGTGGAAGATGGTAAGACGATGGTCGACATAATGGTGATGGGATTGGAGTAAATGACATGCGAACAATGCACCTTTTTGCAGGAGTCGGTGGCGGACTTCTCGCAGACATCATCCTTGGACATACCCCAGTGGTTGCAGTCGAATGGGAACCCTACGCCTGCCGAGTTCTTAGAGAGAGAGCAATTGAGGGATGGTTTCCCGAGTTGGATGTCTGGGAAGGAGATGTCCGAGACTTTGACCCATCCGAATATGCCGGACGAGTGGACTGCATTCATGCAGGATTCCCTTGTCAAGACATTAGCACTGCTGGAAAACAAGCAGGAGTTGTTGAGGGAACCCGATCAGGTCTTTACCGAGAAGTCTTGCGAATTGCTGGCGCAATTAGACCCGATGAACTCTACTTGGAAAATGTCGCCGCAATTAAAAGCAACGGACTTGAAACGGTACTCAAAGACTTGGCCGTCTTGGGGTATGACTGTCGGTGGTTGTGCATACGAGCATCCGATGTCGGGGCGAACCATCACCGCGACCGATGGTTTTGCCTTTGTCGCAACACCGACCACCAAAGACAATCAACTGATGCCGTCCATGATGAAGCACCCCGGTTGCGTGAATCTCGCCAAATTGATGTTGCCGACTCCGACAGCACACAACGCGAAAGAAGGCGGTCATCCAGCGGAAGGAACACGGAACACACCTTCTCTGGTGTGGGTGATTGGTGGAAAAATAAACCCGCAATTCACGGAGTGGATGATGGGGTTCCCTTTAGATTTCACCGCCTTAAATCAATCGGAAACGCGCAAGTCCCGCTCCAAGCGGCAATCGCGTACCGATTACTCAAAGGGTGATTTGCCCGAATGGTTACGAACATGCTGACCAGTGACCTGCTCCACGACTACCAAAAAAAGGCGGTCAACTTCCAGTGCACCCGTCCACAATCGATGCTATGGTTGGACATGGGGTTAGGTAAGACCATCATCACGCTGACCAGCCTCACACATCTTCTGACCACCGGGCTCCTTCGTGGCGTGATCATCGTGGCTCCGATCCGCGTGATCCGGCTGGTGTGGCGACAGGAGGCTGCGAAGTGGGAGCACACCAGGCACCTCAGGTTCAGCATGGTCGCGGGCACCAAGGATCAGCGCACCCGTGCTCTCCTGCGCCCTGCTGACGTGTACCTGGTGAACTATGAGAACCTCGGCTGGCTGGCCGAAACTCTCCAGACCTACTTCGTCAAGAAGGATCGCCCGATGCCGTTCAACGGGATCATTTGGGACGAGATCAGCAAGATGAAGAACTCCAGCACGAACCGGGTCAAGGCGTTTCGCAAGATCGAGGATCAGTTTGACTGGTCGACGGGCCTCACCGGTACCCCGGCGTCCAACGGCTACAAAGACCTACACGGTCAGTTCCTTGTGGTGGATCGCGGGGAGCGACTGGGCACCAGCAAGACGGCGTTCCGCACTCGGTTCTACCGCAAGGTGGGACCGTACAAGGAGGTGCCGTATGAGGACACCGAGGACACCATCAAGAAGCTGATCGGGGACATCACGCTAGAGATGTCAGCCGAAGACTACAACCCACTGCCCGACCTGATCATCAATGATGTCGAGATCGAAATGCCGGACAATCTGCGTGCCAGTTACGACCGGCTGGAGAAAGAGTTCTTCCTCGTGCTCGACAGCGGTAAGGAGATCGAGGTGTTCAACCAAGCGGCGCTGACCAACAAGTGTTTGCAGTTCAGCAACGGTGCCATGTACCCGATTGCCGGGATGCCGCTGTGGGAGCCTGTGCATGACATGAAGCTGGACGCGCTGGATGACATCATCGACGAGGCCCAAGGCTCACCGATTTTGTGCGCCTACGCCTACCGGTCTGACGCCGAGCGGATCATGGAGCGGTTCAAGGCGCTGCGCCCGATCAACCTGACCGAGTGCAAGAGCGAGGCGTCCCTGACCAACGCGATGCACCGGTGGAAGACTGGCGACTGTCAACTGATGATCGGCCATCCGGCCAGCATGGGTCACGGCATCGACGGCCTCCAGAAGAACGGCCACATTCTCGTGTGGTACGGGCTGAACTGGTCGCTGGACCTGTACGAGCAGTTTAACGCCAGGGTGCGCCGCCAAGGACAGGGTGCCCCTGTTATGTGCCATCGTCTCTTGATGCGAAACACCCTTGATCAAGCACAAGCACTGGCCCTCGACGAGAAGGCCACAACCCAAGCCGGGCTGCGTAACGCAGTCAAGCAATATCGCCAATCCAGAGGAGTTTGAAATGACGTACCGTGAAGTCGAGATGAACGTCGTCCAGTGGGGTGAGGCTCGTGGCATTGTGCAAAACGCTACAGCGATGTCGCAGGCCATCAAGACACTGGAGGAGACCACGGAGCTGCTGGACGCTCTGAACAAGCAAAACATCGACGAAGCCAAGGACGCCATCGGTGACATCGTGGTCACCTTGATCATGGTGTGCGCAGTGCTCAACCTCGACCTCGTTCAGTGCCTCAATGGTGCCTACAATGAGATCAAGGACCGCAAGGGGTATCTGACAAAAGAAGGTGTGTTCGTCAAAGAAGTGTGACGACCACCCTCGGGTTCGTCATCGGTCACCCTTTCCAGTGGCTAATGGCGAACCCGATAATCCCTGACACCGCTGACGCAATTGTCATGCCGAACCATAACCCACCCTTGCTCCTGTTGGCGAGTTCCAACAGTTGTTCGAGCTGGTGCTCCATCTTGTCAACCTTTTTGTCCATGTCCTGCACCTTTTGCCACAGTACACCGTACTTCACAGGATCAAAATCAGCGTCGTCGAAGGCCACTCACTTCTCCTTGGTCATTGAGTTTTTGACATCGTATTGCGGCATCAACATGTTCACCGTGGCCGCAGTACCGCCAGTGATTGCCGGACGAGTGTATGGTCCAAGAAGTGATGGGTCTCTGAGAATCTTCAGAACCGCGATCCTCTCGGCAGCGGGCAATGATTCCAACAGTTTCGCAGCATCCTGAGGATTCTTGGCTGCTTCGGTCAGAATCCTCATCGTCTTCTGACCAACTTTTGCCTCCAGGAGCTTCAGTGTCTCGTTCGCCGTCGTAGTCTTGACGCTCAAGTATGGAGGAAACCGGAACCATGTGTT